TAGTAAACATTTGCTCCGTGTGCCAAAACTGCACCCAATGAAGAGTTACCCATCAGTTCTAGATTATATGTGGTGTTTGCTAGTTGTTCATCGCCTTGTATATTGGTGGGTTTAGCATCAGTGTTTGAGTAAATTTCAACAGAAGGAATTGTGGTGTAGTATACCGCAGAGGCTCCAGCAGTGTCTATGATTGGGCCTGCGGTTCCACCAAATTCACCAATTCCAATTAGAGGATTTACAGTTGACCATGTGAATCCTGCCATACCCTTAGCATAATTTGTATTATAAGTTAATTGATTTGTGTTAATCAACAACTTGTTGTTCCAAGGGAAATTTGTTTTTGCTGAAGCCGAAGCGTATGTGGTGTTTCTAGCACCGCTAGTTATGCTACCAGCAAAATACACTACCCAAGGATGGTAACGAGGATCGTTATTATCCGAATCAACCACCATGCCACCGATTCTTGATGCAGGGCCGATTGATGTATAGTTGTGATAGTCTGTTTGAATGCTGCCTGCGGTGCAAGCCTCAAATAGTAGTGCTGCATCACCTTGTGATACAACTGAACGGAATGATCCTGTTCGGAATGCATACGAGTGTAGCGGATTACCACGACTGTTTAGTGTGATATCGGTAATAAGTGCAGCATTTCCAGGAATTTTATCTGCCACAGTTTTCAAATCTATATTAAAGATTCTATTTTGTGGTACTGCGCCATCACCAGGAGACACAATCATTGCGGCTCTACTACCAACTGCATTTTGACCACCTAAACGAATTCTTAGACCTGCTTGAGATTCTGGAGTTAGATCACTGTAGCCGCCCGTCCAACCACCACCAACCCATGCATTGTCTGTTTTTACAGTACTGTCTGATGTTGCTACACCGTTAATAGAATTCAATCCTGCGTATGAAACGCCCCATACATTCTTTAGATAATTAAATATATCTCCTGTAATTCCGCCTCCCAAGTAAGGGAACGGATACTTACTATTTTCTGGAACGCTTACTGCTTGTGAAGAATTGGCAATTCCTGGTGCGTGTGGATTGATTGTTGCAAGCATCTTAAAGAATAGTGCATCAGTGCTTAGGTTGTTGTTTGCTGCGGCAGATGCAATATTACCGCCGCTCCAAATTCCGTTAGGATTTCCTCCGAGAATTGTGTCGTTGATAAGACCGTATCCGAATGCGTTTGATACTGAAGAGGTATCTGAAGCCGCTAAGATATCAGTTGCTACGATTAGACATACACCACCACCAGTAACACCAGCAGTATAGCCTGTGGAGGCGTGACTATCACCGGCGGTATAACCTTGATTCCAATTGCCTGCTGATGCGCCTACACCAGTTGAACCACTATAACCACCGTATAGAAGTGGACTGAAGCAGTGAAGATCAGTACCGATCTTTACGGTATCGTTTCCCTGTGGTAATCTTCCGAATGTTCTTGCACGAACAATCCCTGATGAGGTTTTAACTGCCCAGTTATTGATGTTGTTCCAATAAAATTTGTTTATTGAGTTGCCTGTGGAACCAATCCAGTGGAATTCTGCCATTAGTGTTCTCCCTTTGAGAATTAGTAGTGGTTATAAAGTCTATACCTTCTGTTAGTTGTATTTATTATTAACCGTATTTTCGCCCATCATTTTTTTTATTATTTGCTTTTTTGTTGTTTTTTTACTTAAATATTGTATGCTTGAAACTATGGAAATGGTGATACCCCTACCCCCAAAATTCCCCGATATTGACCGTTTTGTATGGTGGACAATCAAAACAACTCTTAGGAAAAAAGTTCCTGAACGAGCAATCAACGAAATGGGTCTTCACAAATGGTGGATTATGCGAGATTACTCTCGCGGTGTTAATTCTCCTGAAACTTATGTAATGTTTGTAAATATTGATGTAAACAACCCTCCGATATGTGAATTAAACACCGCTTTTGTGTGCTGGAATCCAAGATCGTTTGGTTGGGGGTTGTGGGAAAGATGTTGGCGAACCCTAAAAAAGGCAAATTACCCTAAACAGGGGGATTTACTGCAAGTTATTCCTTTGATGGAAGGTATGAGTTTTAATTTGCGTCAAATGGCCCCTATTGCTTCTAAGCCTGCTGTATCTCGTAGACTTTGGTACAACATGCAGGGAATAGGTTGGACTCTCGTGGCTCAAGGCGAAACCTTGCCTCATAAACCATAAATACTTTCAAAGGATTTTAATACTATGCATTCTTCTATACATAAAGTTCTACCGCCAAAAGGCGCAAAGGTTTGGAGTCTTGTGTCTCCTGAAACCCCACAGAACATAAAGAGAATCTTACAGTTTGCACAAGACCCAATAACAAATACAATTTACATCAGCAATCTTGGTGATACAGTATTGTCCTTGAGTATACATCATACTGAACATCTTGGTTCTCCTGTTAGTGGGAAATCCTCTTTGAGTTTGCGAGAACTGAACTCTTCCACTCCTGCTACTAGTGTCCATGATGTAACATTGTATCCTGTGGAACAATCTGGTTCTTATGTTACAAGTTCCGATTTTGCTCGTAAGATTTGGGAAAACTTAGTAAACGCTGGCTACAAGACTGTTTAAAAGGAGCCTAAAATGTCTAGAATCAAGGAATCAAAAACCCGTTTTGAAGCACGGGAAGACGGTGCTACTTTTGAAATTCAGCATGATGAAGACAGCAATCATTTATGCTTCACAGGACAGAATTATGTGTATTTGGATAAAGAACAGGCGGGACGACTTTACGATTGGTTAAAGAAGAATCTTCGTCGTATGAACTCGTATAAGCGCAACAGAGAAGCAGCATAACTACTTACTCACAACTTGTAAAGGAATGGCACATGGCTAAAAAGACATCAAAGAAACTCAGTAAGAGCAAGAGCAAGAAGAAGCACGCAGTAAAGGTAAAGTTGAACAAGGATACTCCTTATGAAGTGGAGTGGCTTTTTGTTCCCAAGACACCAACAGGCAAGTTTAGTGCTTTTGGTGAATGGTTGATTGAAACCGCCAAGAGTGTTTGGAACAAGATTACCGGCAAGTAAAATGAAAACTTTTGGCGATCATCTAGATCAACACAGAGAATACGAACAAGAGATTGCGGAATTTACCTATCTCACTCAAAAAACACATAACGCAAGAATAATTGGTTATGTTGACGGTACTTCAATCTATTTGTTTGAAGCAAAAAGTCCTGATGGAGTTTTAATTACTTCTGGCTGGCAAGGCGATGAACCTGCTGGTTGGGGTGCTTCAAAGATTTTATGTCAAAGATTTCCAAACGCATCGTTTATTCCTTTTGTGTCGCCTGCTTGTTTCAAGAGCAGACAACACCGAAACGATTACGGGCAGAATGTAGATCGTAAGTGGCCCAATCCACAAAGTGGAGAAGGTAAAGTTCTCAAAGGAATAACCAAAGATTTAGTTCGTTTGGGGAACAGGTGTTTCATATCTCTGCAAGAAGACCCACATCGCTTCATATCGTATTATTATGGATGGGGTGTGGGAGCAGAAATGGACGAGTTGATTACTCGTAAACTTAAACAACATTTTCCTCTAACAGAGGAACCAAGATATACCGTACACGAAGGTATGTTTGGCGGTTACATGATTGATTGTGGTGGCAGAATGGCTATTCAATTAGAAACGCCTGGAGACGGTTCTTATACCATTTCCAAGCGTATTGATTGTCAGGTTGATACTGCTTCTGCGATTATCAAAGCAACCGCAGATTAACTTTTAACTTTAAAACCTAACGCTTTAGCAATCTTAGGAAACTTTTTAGGATACTTCTCTACCAATTTCTTGAGAGTTTCGTAGGCTAGTTGTTGCATGTTCAACATCTTTTTGCCCTCAGGAGAAACTTTATCCTTTGCTGGCTCTGCTGGCTTTTCAGCGGCTTCTTCCACATCACCCTTGGTTTGTGTAGCAGAGGTGTTGCCGTGCTTTTTTAAAGTTTTAGGATTGGCTGTGGGAGGAGACTTTGGATCTTCCGTCTTGGGGGCTAGTTTCTTCTTGCCCTGTCCTGTTCCTGCGTGTTTGGCTAGACTTAAATCCTCTACGCCAGTAGCCGCTACATGGGTTCCCAGACTCTCTAGAATGACCTGTGTTGCGTTCTCGGTGAGAGTTCCCTCTACGACCACATATCCTGAGTGAGTGTGTCTTGCGGTGTATCCCTGATTCTGTAACCGCTCAACCACAAAACGGGCTGAAGATATGGTTGAAAATTTAAAAATAGAGTTGTTCATTTTCTCTCCCTGTTGCTTGTGTATTTAGTTAAATACCGATATGAGCATAACCGAACAAGAACTACAGACTATTATTCAAGAATTGAAAAACTACCGAGCAAATGTTGCTGCTAGCATGATGCGTATACGGGAAATTGAACAATTCTTAGAAAGCCGACTGCCACAGAAACAGCAACAGTCTTAAGCAATCTTACTGAAGTTATTCTTCTTAGTGAAAGTAAGATGGCTGGTGAACTTGGTTTCTAGCAATTCCTTTGGCTTATGTGAAATCACGAACGCATTGGTTCCGTCTCCAATAGCCCTAAGAATCTCAAGGAATGCTTCCACCGAAGCATCATCAAGGCTACCGTCTAGCACCTCATCCATAATCAGTAGATTGGTGTCTAGGCTGTTCTTTAAGGTAGCAATGGTTCGCCACGCAAACAGCAGAGCCAAATCAATCTTACGCTTCTCACCTTCCGAGAATGAAGAGTATGTAAACACATCACGATGTCGGCTTTTGATAGTTTCGTTGAACTCTTCATCCAAGTTGAATGACACAAACAATCCCATTTGATTCAGATATCGGTTGATGATTTGATTAATTACAGGAATGTAATGCTTGATGATGCGACTCTTTATACCACTATCTTTCAATAAAGCAGAAGCAATACCAAAATAATATTGATCGTCCACCATCTCTTTTCGGTTGTCTTCAAGTTCTTGTAATCCTTCTTGCAGTTTAGTCAGTTCTTTTTCGTCTGCATCGCCTTGTGCCTTCTTTGCGGTTTCAAGTTCAACCAAACGATTCTCAAGTTTCTTACGATTTATAATTGTGGTTTGTAGACTTGCTGATGCTTGCGAACGCTTCACTTCAAGCGAACGAATTTCGCCAAGCACAGAATGAATCTGTTCTACTCGTTCGTTGGCTTTGCCCATAGAATCTTCAATATCGGTGATAGCCTCTTGAAGTTCATTGCCCTTCTTAGTTTTAGTTTCCACAACAGCAGACTTAAACTGCGGATCAATCTTCTGTGAGCAGGTTGGACACGAATCGTTTTTGTTATAAAACTCTATCTCGTTAACGATAGTTTTTACTTTACCTTTTAGTTGTCGTTGAATGGTAGAAAGATCGGTGATACTTTTACTGACAGTATCATTATCTTCAATCAAAGCGTGTTTGCTGTTGATGTCTTGATCTAGTTTTTCAATTGCTTGAATTAAAATCTCTTCATCTTCGTTGCACTTCAATACATCTGCACGACATTGATCTGCTGCAATATCGGTATTCTTGCCTCTATTCTCAAGATACTTCTGATTCAGACGAACTTTTTCTCGTTCCACACTCACATCTGCATCAGTAACTGCCAACTCTTCTTTGAGTTTAGACAGTTTGCCTTTCAGCAGTCCATTCATCACAGAAAAAACATTAATATCAAGAATTGATTCCACAACTGCTCTGCGCTCGGCTGCGGTTAAACGCATGAACGGAACATAGTTGGCTGAACCTAAGATTACCACCTGACAAAAGGCTTTGTAGGACATGCGAAGAACTTGTTCTTCAAACTGCTTTTGATAATCTTTGCTCTTGGCGTCCTGATCTACAAGTTTACCGTTCTTGTAAATCTCAAACACGGCAGGTTCAAGTCCACGCTTAATTAAGTAGACATCGGTTCCCACTTCCATATCAAGTTCAACAAGACAATCCTTTTCGTTTACCGAATTTACAAGTTGCGGTTTGTTGATGTTGCGATAAGGTTTACCAAAAAGAGCAAAGGTAAGAGCATCCAAAAGGGTACTCTTACCTGCTCCGTTTTCACCTGATATTAAAGTTGTATTTGAGGCACACAGGTCTACTTTCGTAGGATACTGTCCTGTAGAAAGGAAGTTAGACCAGCGTATCTGCTTAAATTTAATCATGGTATAAAAATCTCAGTTAAGGTGAAGTTACTTGTTCCAAGGCATCTTCACGGAAACCCACTTCCAGAGTGGTGCTCCAATTAGTGCGCCTGCAACAAACATCAATACACTCCACCATGCAGTTCCTAGTAGTTCGCTCATGTTAGTCTCCTCCTTTCTTTACCTGTATTTAGGTCAGGGATAGTACGAAAGAAGAGCCTCTCTGATACGGTTTGGTATCTTTTTATCCGATTTTGCTTTAAAGGTGTCGGGCATCATGCTGATGAGTTTGCGTGAATTCATCGGATCTTTTGCACCTCGGCGATAATTCCAAGAACGACGCTCTTGCATAATCCAGTGCATGTAGATGTAACAATTTGCCTGACGAATGTATTTTTCAATATCAACATTCAAATTAAAGCGTCTAATTAATTCAACAGTTCTTCTCTCTGCATCCCTCTCCATCACCATAACACGACAAAACGCTTTTTGAATTTCCTTATTATCGTAATTATTTTTATTTGTAAGCCATTCAAACACTAGAAGACTAGCCTTATCATCAGCGCGTATAATTTGTTGCGGCATTTCTAACCATTGCAAAAAGTGTGCGTATTCATGTGCAACAGTTGAAACTGGATCTCGTGATTTTTTCGCAACACGAATTTCTAAAGGTCTATCAGAAAAATAACCAACAGAACGACAACCATCTCCACAATTTACTTTTTTGCCTCTGCCAAAAACCAACTTACCACCATATTCAGATAGATGTTCACGGACATGCTTAAGAAAAGTCTTTGCGTTTTTGTCCATGTGATTTTTCCTTTAAATTACGGTATACTTACGATAAACTCTTCCCCGTATCTAAACTCAACTTGCTCTCCCATAATTTTGTAAATCTTATTCTTCTCTTCGGTATTTAAGTTTTTGAAGTCTTTAAATTCAGAAACCAAAACATCCTCATTCAATCCCTTCTTTTTGCAACTGCAAACATTAGGATCATACCACAGTCTTGCTCGGTTTATCCAATTATGGAAAACGCCTCTATTTTCAAAAGCCTTAATTTGAATGTGAGCAAAGCGATCTTCAACAAGTTTTCTATCAATGTGCTGTAGAATTTCTGTTGGATTTCTTAGAATTTTAATATCACTCATTTTCGTCTCCTAATCGGTCAAACCAACTAATCATGGCAGATACTCCAAAGTATGTAGATAAACTACCCAAGTATACTACTGGAAGCCATTCTAGGCAAGAGAAAAGTGCAGAAAATCCTAAAGAAAGCCATGCCGACAAACAATAAGGGCAAGTCACTAATCTTGTAAAAAATGAGTCGTGTGTGGTCATCCAAAACATTTTATAAGAAAGAGTAAAGTTATATTTTTTTTCTATTTCGTATTCTTTAAGTTTTGTAATTCGTTCAGGTAAAGGTAAAACTTTAAAATACTCGTAAACAGCAGTTGTTTTAAACGCTACAAATAATGTTGCAGCCACCCAAGATATTGCAGCAAGTATGCTCATGGTATAAATCTCCGTTTGTATTTATTGCTCGGATTGAGCGTTTAGATACTTTTCTATTTCTTCTTTATCTGGCGTGTTTTTCAGAATCCATCGTAAAACAATATTTGATATTGCGGCAGATGGTTTGAATGGTTGACCCATATCTTTCACTTTAACATATTCAAATTTCTTAACAACTTTTGGTTTGGGCAAATCAATACCACCTGCAAATTGTTGTCTAGTTTTATCTCCACCAACAGGAGGCTTAAAGAAAACTGTATTTTCTTCTCCTCCAAGAATAACAAAAGCGTCGCCATTAATCAAGTTGGAAGGATAGTTTTTAAACAAGAAATGTTTCATTGTTTCTGCTGTACCGCTATGAGTTCCAATTAATACGGTAACAGGAACAGTTCTATCTCGTGTGGTGTTTGCTTGTATTGCGATACGATAATTAGTTAGCACCCAAACAAGGTGCATGTCTTCCTTTTTATATCCCATGCTTATCAGTTGCGGAACAAGTTCTTGAAACTCTTCAGTATCTTTAAATGTTTTATCAAAAATGATGTTGGGAAGATTATTTTTATCTGCTTGGTGTACCGCCAAAAAGTTACTCAGAATTTTATTATCCCACTTTAAACGATCACGAACAAATGTGTGAATAAACGATACATCATTAGGATTCTTTAAACTTTTTCCCAAGAGTTCAGGATAGCGTTTTGTTGTTTCATTCCATTTGAGAATAGTTTTCTTCAGAGCATCAGGATCAAAAATCTTAAAGTCGTTTGACTGTATAAAATGCTCTATGGCAAATCCTTTACCCGAACCTGTGCCACCTGCTAAAAATATAACTTGACCTGTTCGTTTGCCACCACCGACAACAACAAGTTTTTCTTCAAGATATTTTTTAAATGTAATCATGGATTATTTTGGTCTAGTATCTGGAGGTCTAGTATCTGGAGGTACTGGTGGACGACCGTCAGGAAGACGGGGTGGGCCGCCAGGGCGTGTTCTCGGATCATCAGGCCCATAAGGTTTTGGTTGCGGTGGTTGACCAGTGCCTGGTTGACTTTTATCACCTTTTACAAGAGAATTTTGTTGCATTTTAACTTCATGCGCGTGCTTATTTTGCCACGAATCAATCGTTTGTTTTATAATTTTTGTGTTTTCTATATTTTGTTGTGCATACCACATTTTTACGGGATCATCATTATCCTTGGTATTCGTTTGACCTTGTGTGGGTACATAACGAAGTGCTCCTGATCTTTCTGAGGGGGTAAGAAGTTCTGCTTCTAATTGACCACCACCAATTAACCCCGCAGAATTACCAAAATTTTCTTTTAACTTGTTTATTAATTGCTTAAATGTTTTCATTTTAACATGTCTCCTCCGTTTATTTATTCGTTTTAGAAGCCCCATTTTACTAAATACAATGGAGGGATGCCTATGTCGTGGGATTACCGAGTTTTGAGAAAGTATGAACGAGCAGTTGGCAAAACATTCGTTTTTTACGAAATCCACGAAGTCTATTATAACGAACAGGGTAAGGTTGCTTCCATAACGGAAGATGCTGTAGCCCCATACGGCGAGAACATCTCGGAACTAATGATTGAAATGAGCATGTTCTTGGATGCCTTCACCAAGCCTATCCTAGACTTTGATCTGATAGACAAAAAAGGTTACGAGGCGGAGATACAAGAATACCTCCGCCCCGAAAACCTTAGTTTTAAGAAAATGCTTGAAACTGCTCCCGACAAGAACGATTTAAAAAATCTTGAAATTGAACTACGCCGAGAACGCGATCTTGCTGAGGATGTCTACAACGAGGTGTGTGTAGATAAACCTAAGCAAACCGTAATGGACTTTATTGAAGTCTTACGGAAGAAGTGGCGACAGATTTAGTCTGTAACCAACTTCAGTTCGGGGGTAGCAATCTTCTTGCTTGGAGTAACCAACTTGCTGATAAAGCCAGCACGATACTCTTCAGCCAAATCCTTTAGGGGCTTGAAAGTAAAGTAAGTTGCATCCTTTGTAATGAGGATACCATCCTCAGGCAGTTCTCCGTACATTAACCACGGCAACATACCAAGGTTTCCCTTGCCAGCAGGCACAAGCATGGCAGGCTTCTTTAGCAGATAGCCTTCATCTGTGGTAATAACCTGCGAAATAACATCTTCGCCGCTACGCATTCTAACAATCAAAATCTCGGGTTCCATAGTGTCTCCTATTGTTTAGATAAAAAGTGATTCCATGTAAAGTTCACGAATAATAGACTTGAGTTTGACGGGATTCGTCACCTCCAAATTATCTATTTCCTGATTGATGAGAGAAAGTGTATCTTTACTCACATCTACGGTTGTTGATAGTTCCGTTTCGCTGCCTTTGTCTTCAAGAACAGTTACTCCGTGTGCTCCAACGCTATTAATTGCATCCATGAACAGATCAAACATGGCGGGATTGCGTTTACGATTAACGCGAACTCGCACAAAAGTTTCCTTGAATCTACTCATGTCGGGCATCGCCTTGGTGTAATCTGTAACAGCATCATCGTAACCCAATTCACCAAAAATGCGAAGTGGATTTTCAATATACTGTATAGAACGATCTTCCGTATCAAACACATGAAACCCCTTTGGTTCATTTAAATCGCCAAAGGTAATCTGATACGGAGTACCCAAGTAATGCACATTTCCTTTAGTATGCTTGCAATGAAAGTGTCCGCTGTATACTGCTTGAAACCTTTCAAGCGGAGCAGGATCCATTCCGTTAGTAAACTGTGTTCCACGAAGAACTTCATATCCTGTCAATTCAAGATGTCCCAAAACAATAGGAGCATCTGTTGTGGCAATCAGTTTTCGTGATGCCTCTTCATTACTGCGGTTTATCCACGGCAGAAGAAGAAACTTTGTTCCGCCTAAAGTCAATTCGGTTGGATCTTTATGAACAACAATTCCTTGCTTATCCATACCACCAAAAAGTTCTTCAATTGAATTAATGCTGCTGGTATTACGGAAATAGGTATCGTGATTACCAAGTAGAATGTTTGCACGAATTCCCTTTTCAAGCAATTTATTAATAAATCTCTCGCGGGTTTCGTGTAGTGTGGCAAAATTTACAAATTTACGCCTATCCATAAGATCACCAAGATGTAAAATTTCGGTGATACCCTCTCGTTCAAGATGTGGAAAAAACACTTCATCTAAAAACCGAAAGAAGTAGTGCAAGAAGATTGGGGAATCATTTCTAGCACCAAAATGGGTATCGCAAAGAATGGCTACTCGCATACCTTAGTATACTCTCATTTCATAAAGTTGTCAAGTCTTGTCTTCTCAGGTTTATCGCTTTTTTGAACCTCTGCCTTTTTAGATGTCTTTTTAGAAGTTTTCTTTTTGTTCTTAATTTTAAACTTCTTTTCAAAAACTTCCACATCTTCTTGCGACAACTGAAGTATATCAGAAAATGGATTTTGTTCAGGTTCAAACTTTTCCTTCAACCAGTTGCGAAACTTTCCTGTGGGATCATGTTCCTCAAACTGCTTCATCTTGATATACAACTGCTTCTTCTCCTTCTGAATGCGACGAAGAAAAGCATAAAAAATTATCTGCGTGAAGAATGCGAATGGGTTCTTTGATTTGGCTGGATCAAAGTTTGTAGTGTACATCATGCAGTTTTCCACCGCATCACCAATCATTTCTTCTTTAAACGGGTAGTTGGCAAAATTTGGCTTCTTTGCTAAGTTTTCTGCGATATCCATAAAGCATTGCCCGATGTAATTATTAACACCTGGTTTTGGGAGATTTTCTCGCTTTGCTTTCTTAACTTCCTTTTTATATTTTATAATCTCTTCTAAAAACTTCTTATTGTCTATGTAATGTGAATTTTTTGCCATGATCTAAAATCTCCATAAATCTATTTTAATTATTGTGTGGCTGTAACTTTGCTCGCATAAATCTCAGTGTCCGGTTTGATGAAAAGGACCATAAATTACTAGAGTACCTTAAGTAGGTTAATCAGAATCTTCTGGTCTACCTTCTTCATCTTCATCGTAGTACTCATCGTCCTCATCTTCATAATCCATTATATCTGAATTATACTCCATGTCTGTATGTTTGTCATGGTTATTTTTACCATAATTCTTAGATATATCTTCAAAGTCTCTTTGAATTCTATGAAGTTCATTCTTCTCTAAAGCATCAAAGTACTCATCAATCATCTCGTCTTCAGGATTTGCAATAAGCATAATTACATCTTTTGGAATCTTGAAGTGTTTATCCTTGCTGTATTCCATCCATTCTTGCATGAAAATAGTCATGCTTTGTATTCCCTTTTTTGATACTACAGGAAGCATGTTTATTTGCATGGGACTTTCTAGCAGATAACAATACTCTTGAAAGTTATTATCTACAGACAATGAGCAGATGATGGTGTCTCCATTTTTGAATCTTAGAATTTTTACATTGGTTCTAGATTTTTCGCTCATTTTGGGAACTCCTTATTAACGGTAGTTTAATCATCTTGTATGGAAATCCTTCTTCAGAGTATATTTTGATTCTTTCCACAAAATGCTTTAAGGTGTGATTTTTACGACTCTTCCATCGCAAGTCATCGGAAATATCATACAGTTTTGCAGTATCCTTCTTTTCGCTTTTACGCAACTGTCTGCCTATGGATTGAAGAACTCGTATTCTACTTTTTGAAGGACTAGCAAAGATGATATTTTTCAGGCTACGAATATTTATGCCTGTAGAAAAAGTACCATACGAGGCTACGATAATGGCATTGTCGTGTTCTTCGGTAACTAATCTTACACTTTCACGATAATCGGCTTCTGTTTCTCCGTGAACAAAGAATACCGGTCTTGATTTGGCTTTCTTCTTTATCATATCGTACAGAGGCTTACCGTGCTTTTCTACAAACTGAAACAGTACAAGAGTGTTTCCTTTTGTAGATAGGGCAAGGTTAGTTATAAAAGAATTTCTAGCACTATTGGATACTAAAAATTCTAATTCATCCTGATACGATGCTTCCTTGAGAGATTTACATACTTCAGGCGGATAGTTTAACACAACGCAGTCAATAGAAATGGTAGACAACAGATTGCTGTCAATCAAATCCTTAGTGGAAGTTACCTTAAGCGTTGAACCAAACAATCCCTCAATAGTTAGTTTATTGGTCTTGGTTCCATCAAGGGTTCCTGTTAGCGCGATACGATACGGACACTTAGTGAGTTTAGTCATTATGGAAGTTAATGACTGCGCTTTAAACAGATGTGCTTCATCACCTATCACCACTTCAAACTGATCAAAATACGACTTTGGTAGTTCGTAAATAGACTGCCATGTGGAAATCACAATTTGTCGTGAGTCCATTTTTTGCTGTCCACCAAATATTGTGTGACAATTTTCTTCTGCATCCCATCCCTCAAGTTTTGAGTAATCAGCAAAATCAGATTTCATTTGCGAAACCAGAGAAATTGTAGGAACCACAATTAGTATCTTACGATCAGGAGGAATGATATCCTGATACCATCTCAGTAATGAATAAATTATAAGAGATTTACCACTAGCAGTCGGTGACAGCAACAAACATCGTTCTCGGTTTATTGCTGCGTGAATAGCCTGCAACTGATGAGGATGCGGTTCAATAGTCTTTCCGTTGGCGTGTAGTTTAAGACCACCTAAGAATTCACTAAGAGATTCTTCGGTTACTTGCGGTGGAGTTTCTGTGAATCCCTTGTCAAATTGTAGTGTATAGTTTCGCTCTTTAGCAAACTGTGCAAGATAATCTAGCAGACCAATATACAGCAATCCGTTGAAAGGAGAAAACAAACGAATCTTTCCGTCCCAATATCGGTTTTTATACGCTGGTGTGAATTTTGCGTTTGGTACATCAAATGTGAAATACTCTTGTATCTCACGAGCAATACCTGGCTCGGTCATAATCCGAGCATGCACAGTATTAAAACATGTAATAGAAATCACAGACATCTCCCCTTTATTTAGGGAGGTCTGTATGATCGGTTTTACACCACGCCTTGAGTGAACTTTCGCCATTCTATTGCATTGCGAATAATCCAATGTCTCTGAGAAATGCCCTTTAACAGAGATTCTAGATATTCTACCTTTTCGGTTTGCAAAGCAAGTTTGCTTCCCATTTCATTCAGATGTGGATCAGCATCCATGTACAAACCGATATCTTGTCGCATAATTCGTGTTTGAAATGGTTCCCATCCAAGTGTAGTCAATTGTTCTTGACTCATCTTGCCTGTCATCCATTCCCACTTATTTTTATGAAGTATTTTGTACTCTGCGGTCAATTTGTTCAAAATTAACCGCTCGTCGTGAAATAGGTTTAGATACTTGTTATGTAATTGAGGAATACGAGTAGACTCGTCGCCCAATTCGGTTTTATCTATACCGATATCTTTTTCTACCATTTCACGAATTTGTTCAAATTTCATATGAAATATTGTAGCATCAATACTACGAAAGTCAAATTATAAATCTTCAACAAGATAATCGTTTAGCGTGAATTTTGCTGTGGCAATGATAGGTTTATTTTCAGTATCGTTATAGTTAAATTCAATACCTGATAATTCTGTGGGAAATACACCACGCATGGTTATTTTTTTATACGGAACTTTTTTGTTTGTAAGATAAATCAAGAAGGCTTCTTCCCAAACATCTTTTATAGGTTTTACTTCTGTAAAATCTTTATAAGGTGTGGCTTCTCTTAACCATTTTACTATCTCGTAGTAGTTTTGCATATTTTCATTTACCAAAAAGGTCACTGTAAAATATGTTATAGACGCAGAAACAGATGGTAGTTTTACATTAGGGCCTAAAAGTGAAGGCACATCCATAGCATCAGAACTCACCTCATTTAATGCCACAGTTTGTATAAAATATGAAAATGAGGGCATTCGTTTCATAGCAAATTGAAAATTTTGCGGTATTGCTATGTTAGTATTGTCTGATGGTCTGTTTATACCACCGACAGGTCTATCAGGTATTCCGTAATAATCCGAATTAGTCATTGAAGAATTCCATATTATAATAGGTGAATGACATTGAAGCGGTTGCCGTCATATTGTTTGCTTCAGGATCTGCGCTGTTTAAAGTCATACCTGAAAGTCTATTTGGAAATAATCCTCGGAAAGTTATTCTGAACTTTGGATTTTTCTTGGCAGATAAAACAATTAATTGTCCTTCTTCACTCATCCAATTTCTATATTTTAATACAGGATCATCATCGGTAAAAGAAGTCATACGACGAAACCATTCTTGAAGTTCTGTGTAATTTTTTAGTTTTTCGTCTACAAGATAAGTGAACGACAACTCTCCATGTATAATCTCGCTACCTGGAACTTTAAGATTCATACCTTTTCCTCGTTTATACTTCAGTTCTTGGCAACTCATACCTGGCATGCTTACATTAGTGCAAAAGTAAACAGCATTTGGTACTTTGGGTAGAAAAAACACAAAGTTTGTGGCATATGCTAAATTTGTGTTTGATGGTTGGCTACCCAAAGCACCAGCGGTTATGTAATTTGGTATACCGTAGTCTTTTTCCATAAGAGTATTTAGAAAAGAAAGGACGGCTCTGAAGCCGTCCTCTCATAGGGTATAATGTATATTTTAATGTTTTATGGCAATGGAAGTTCTGCAATATCATCCGATCTAGCAACAAATCGCCTTGCTGTTGATAGGATATTGTTGTTTGTATCAGCCACAAAGTTGTCGGAAGATACTGCGTTATTGATATTCTTGTTGAACAAGGCAATGCCAGAACTTGTTCTAATTGTGCAAGTGTCGTCTGCGTAGATACCACCCAATATTTGAGTTGTTGTACCGGCAGCAGGAAGCAATCCAAAACTCCAAGAGTTTATATCGGGAGCCGCATTAAGCAACAATTCTGATTGTCTACTCATTCGCAAACTACCAATATCAATTGAACTGTTTTGAGCATCTCTCCAAGCACTTATTTTTGTATTAACTACTTTAGCATCTGCTATAGCAACACTTCCCATGAACACAAGATTTGTTGGGCTTAGTGATAAGTAGTTGTTAAAAATTTCTAAAGAAGAAATTTTAGCAGAACCTGTATAGCCTACACCAGTAACTCCTGAATAATTCAGGAAGTTTCCTATAGCCACATTAACTTGACTGCTTGTTATTCCTCTAGTAGTTTGAAAAATTTCTGGAGTCGTGTTTACTGACAATTTACCGTATTCAACACCAGTTAAACCACCCGTTAAGGTATATCCTAAAGCGGCAAGAGGTTTATCTGAAATTTCACCTAGAACGGTTAGTGGATAATCGGGTAATCCCAAATATTGCGTAGTGTTTGGGTAAGAATACAAAGTATTGATATTCATTTTTCCAACATTAGAATTGTTGTCTACAACAACAGTGCATAGATTATATCCCACATATGAGCCTAGAGTGAGTCCAGAACTATTCCATCCTAGATTCACTTCAGGATAACCGTATAGACCTTGACTCAAATCGGTATAGTCTTGACGAATTTGTGTTATATCACCACTTGTTCGTATAAAATTATCGCTTGGTCGGGATTCGTCTCGGAATTCGTTTAAGAACCCTGTTAAATGAATTTTTGATCTGCTTGATGGGCCATTGTTCCAAGAATTTCCACTACCACCCGATCCCTTTGTAAACAATCCAACAGGATATCCCGCAGAAGAAACCGCTTTAACAAGATTTAAGAAGATTGACTTATTGTTTGCTCTTGAAGATTCTTCTTTAAATGATTGTGCTTTAAGTTTTAGTGATTGATAGTGTGGATTTGCAGAATATGCACCGAAGGTTGCACCGTATGCAGCACTCGCACCAGTTATAGAACCTGAAGTGACTCCCATAGAATATAGTGAGTTTAGTCCACCACCAACAACATTGAATGGATATTTTTCTTCGTATCCATATTCCCATTTAATGTTTACTTCTAGTATTGTATTTGTGGTTGTTGTTCCTGCATCAAATGTTAGTCCTGTGGAAGTTGCGTATCCGCCTGTAGTGCTACTTCCTGAGAAACCTCCGTATAATAGAGGAGCATAAGCAGTTGGACCAAAAGATAATCCGCCAACAAAAACTATATCGTTAGAACCATTAACCGAACCAGGAACGCGAGTGGCTGTTGACCAAACACCGCCATCTGATGGATTCCAAAATCTCCAATTGCTGGCATTGTTCCAATCGTATGCGTCTTTGCTTGTTCCTGTAGTTACACCAACACCATTTCCTCCAACCCACCAAAATTTATTAGTATACTGAAAATAATCAAAATTTGAGTCAGTAGTTTTTTGAGCGTTTAATGGATTGTATGGCATTTTACCCCTCTTTAAAGATGCGAATTAACAACTTACTTTAGTATATTTAGGAAAAATAAAAACTGTATTAAAAGAACAACCCCCTCTTTCAAGGGGGCTGCTCGGAGTTACTGAACTTCCGATTATGAATCAGAAGAGATTTGTTACCTTAACAATGCGGTAGTACATGTTGCGACGAACTGTGTCGTCCAATGTACTGGTGACATTGCCGCTTGAGTTCAAGACGAATGGGTTATGGATGATACCGTAACGAGTCTTGAAACCAATCTTTGGCTGGAACGAGTTCTCGCCAACTGCACGAACCATCTGAAGAGGTACATATGGGCAGTAGAAGAGACCAGCATCGTATGGGCTTGAGCCCTTATATCCTACGCAGAAGAACTCTGAAGTTGCTGTCTGCGAAGCGTAAGGATCAATGTACACACGAAGACGACCGTTGAGAACACCAGCGAAGGTGTTGCCTGTGTCATCCACATTGAGGTTGGTTGAGAGAGCAGGAGCGTAATCAAGAACGCCTGCCATGCTTAGAGCACTTGCCACATCTGCCGAGCAGAGGACGAAGTTACCCTTACCACGACGGGTTTCCTTGGCGATTGCATTGGCTTCGCGCTCAATTTGGAAGAGCAAGCCCTTGAACTTCTCAACTGACCAACGACCGTTTGAGTCAACATTCAAGTCAAACACGCCTTGAGTCTGAGTTAGACCTGAGCGAGCACCCAACTTGGCTGACACATAGATGCGACGAACGACTTCGCGGTTGATTTCGGCAAGAATTTCACTTGACAAAATGTTGGCGAGTTCGGTTTCAGCGTCAAGACCGTGAATTGCCTTCAAGTCTTGTGCCAATTCCATTGTGTACTCTGCCTTCAACGCACGGGTCTGAGCAGTCACAGTGGTCTTCTCAATTGAGAATGCCATTTGTGCAAACTGATTGCCTGCTTCTTGTGAACCATTTGGATAACCAAGTGCTTCACCAACATTGGTTGCCATTGCGGTTCCAATGAATGGATCAGCAACTGAACCAAAGTCGCCAGCAGTTCCGCCTGGTAGAGTACCGAACTTGAATGGATCAGTTTCAGCAGAAGTTACGCCGCCTGAACTGATTAGACCACCGTTTGATGTGAAGGTAGCACCAGATAGACCTGTTGCCTTAGTTCCTGAGAAGCGAGTGTTTGCTTCTTGGAAGAGTGCTTCATCACCGAACTGATTGTTGTAACGACTGCGTAGAGCAAAGATAAGACCGGTTGGGCCACTCATTGGCTGAACGCCGCATACATCGTATGCGATTAGGTTTGGCATAGCGCGACGAACGAGTGAGATCAAGATTGGATCCCAACGAGCGACATTGCTTGTACCTGCACCGTCAAGGTTGGCGGAGATATTTGCTGCGCCGTCCTCACGGAGGTACTGTTGCTGATTCTCTAGAAGAATCGTGGTTACTGCCTTGCGATAAGGATCAGAGATTTCTGGAAGTTCCGAGTGCTCAAGCACAGGCTTCCACTTGCTCTGTAGTGCTTCTGAAATAGTGAGTTCCATTGGTTTATACTCCTGTGGTAGTTTTAAAGGTTAGTGATATTTATAAATTAGTTTTTCTTGCTTTGGGGCTTGTTACGGCTTAGGCGAGACAACATGTGCGAATATGCTTCCATTGACTCTGACAAGTTTTCTTGTTCGTTCGCAGGAGCATTTTCGGCAACCGTCATATCGTCTTCGACTTCCTCCGACAAGAATGACTTGCCTGAATCACCGAAGTAAGACTCACGGATGACTTCCAACTTTGAACGGAATTCGTTGTTGTTTTCAAAGCCAACGCCTTCCGCCAATTTCAAGAAACGCTCCTTGTCGGTATCAACAAGTCCTTCACTCATGCTTGAAACAAGTTTCTGTCTTTCTAGATCAGAAATCTTGTTCTTGAGTTCTAGACCTTTGTTGATCTCTTCGTTCAAGGAGGTAGTTAGGGCTTCAACCTTCTCTGCCATTTCATCTAGCAGATCAGTCTTACCTTGTGGTACTTCAATGTTGTGCTGCAAGAAGAGACCGCGAAGACCTTCAATAAATTCTTCAGCGATTTCGGTGCGTAGACCCTTCTCAACAGCGAGTTTGTTTTCTTCCATCCACTCTTCAACAACATATGAGAGGTATGAATCAAGTTGCTGAGTGAGTTCAGTCTTTAGAGTTTCAGTTTGCTCAACAAGACGGTTCTCGTATTCAGCCTTGATTTCACTCTCAATGGCTTCAACGCGCTCGTTGAGAGCGGTTTCAAAGATTGTGGAAGCCTTTGTCTTGAAGTCTTCTGATAGTTCTTCGCCATTGAACATAGCGTCCATATGAACTTGAACACCTTCAGTCTTACCAGAACGCTTGGCATCCACCAACTTCATTTGCTTGTCAGCAGAAGCCGATGAATCGGTAGCAACTGGCTCTGGTACTTCTACGCCCTTGCCTGTACCGTCCATGTATAGACCAGCGTACTTGGAAGACCCCTTACTCTTAGCAGCAGCGGGAAGTTTTGACTTCTCACCAGCAGCCATCTTGGAAGCAGTAGTTGCCTTTTGTGTGGCTGCTGCGTCTTCCTCAATAGTTTCGTCGTCAGTAACGACTACTTCTTCTGTTGGGGTTTCTTCTGTAATTTCCTCTTCGAGGATTTCTTCTACTTCTTCGTTCTTAAATGAGTCCATGAACTCGCTCCTTGTGAATTTATGAAGGTGTCAAATGATATTTAGTGTTCTTAAATATTTCGTAAAAACTTCTCAAACGCTTTCATTTTGGCTTCTTCTAGGTTTCGTGATGATGCCTTTTTAATGTCTTTTTTAATTTGCTCAATATCTTTCTCAACCAATCTGCCACTCTCGTAAATCCATTCCTTACCTTCCATGATGCCCCGAACAAAGGCTTCTGGAGCCGAAGGATCGGCTACAATATCAGCGGCGGTGGCTAGTTGATAGTCGTCTTTCACATAATTAATCCCGTTTTTCTCTTCTAAAGAGCCGATTCCACGGCTAGACACACCCAATTTGGCTCCCTCATCAATGAGGTTTTTTACAATTTTGCCGTATGGGGTATCCATGATTTTAGCACGACCAATAAAATTCTTCTTATCAGAATACAGATCTGTAATCATGTGAGATACGCGCTCTAGATTGATTGTGGGGCCCTCAGGGTGTCCCAATTCACCAAAAGCACGCTTTTGCTTAACAAAAGAATTGTTGTATTCGTTAACCTTCTTGTTCATCATTTCAAAAGTATAAACACGACCGTTGCGATTCTTTTGATCGCACATCAAGAAGATGCCTTCAATAAAGTAATTCTTCTTGCCTGGCTCATTCTCTTCGGTTAAAACTTGAATTTCCTCGTTAATGTCGCAGAATAGTTTCATTTGTAGATTCTCCCTTTTATTTGATATTAGACATGACGAGTCACAAATTCAATAGCGAAAGAGGCGGTTGCACCACCAGTTAAACGATTAGTGATGGTTGCCATACCTGTTGATCCTACCGCTAGATTCGGAATTGTAAAACGCTCAAAGTTACTATCAGTTGCTGAAGCGTATGGAAGTTGAAATGCTTGATAGTTTGATGATCCTTGGAAAGCAATTTCAATACATCCACCAGCACCACCGGCAGAACCTACTACTCTTGCGATTGCAGCAGAAGTAAAAGTTAAACCTGTTGTTGCAACAGAATAACTCTCATTTCCTACTGGTGTGAACAAGGAACCAAAGGCTGATGGGCCAACATCAAATCTAATGTCACCTCCACCACCATCTGATGAATAAGCCACCACACAACGATTTTTACTCTTTACAAGATAGTCTAATCTAGCAGTCATTACTTTCTCTCCTTACAGAAGGTATTAACTCCTTCAAATGATTTTTTTGTTTCAACTAGCATTAAACGAAAAGAAGCCTGATTAGATTCACTCAACTCGTCGTGAATTGAGATGAATTTTTCTGCTTGCATAGGAGTAAGACGAACAATTGAACCATCCATCAACTCAAGAGTTTTACCCTTGTTTGTAGAAACACATTCTCTAACGCAATCTACAATCTTGCGTGATACTTCGTTTTTTAGTTGTGATGGTGTGTTGGACATTATCCCTTCCAATTTGCTTTAACATAGTTGAAGAATTGTTTTCTCTTTTCTCCTGATAATTCTGTGGGCGATGATGCACCATGCTTCTTTAAAGCAGCAGAAAAGAATTTTCTGTATTTACTTTGTTTGTCGCTTAGTTCTTCTTCACCCATAACAAATTTACCGTTTTTCATGTTAACGGCATCCAGGATTTCTTGGTTTGTCATGGTTGAATTTTCTTCCAACTCTTTAACTTTACTGTTGTGAGTTTCACGACGCACACGGGCTTGCTCTAAACGAGCAACAGTTGATTTATATAAACGACTTCTGCCGTCTAGGTCAACCTTTGCTTCTGTTACAGCCTCTGATGTATTCACACTTTCTTGCTTGTTCATTCCATCAATGTATGACTTGGAAGCCTTCATCGCGGCTTCTGGCCCTGGAAAGAATTCCCAACGCTTGTTGTCAACATAAACACGGACAGGCTTTGAAAGACCTAATCCAATCTGCTTCAAAGTTACCTTGTGACCGTTGTAGTCCATCTCTTTCATGTAAAATTCTTTTTCAAAGTTTGGATCTAAAGAGATGTCGTCATCCTTGGCAATCATCTTATCCGAGTCACCTTTTAGACCGAAGGCGTTTTCTATTTCGTCCTTCAGTTCTCCTTCTAAAGGGTCAGGAATTTCTCCCGCACCCGAATTCGACCTTTCTGATCCAGGAATTCCAACCTTGCCACCCGATACAGGTGCAGATGGAGCCAGAACATTAGCCTCAGATACCGCAGGAGCAGCATCTTCCTCAGCCTCAACAGGAGTTTCACCTTTCTTGGTCATACTACCAGAGATAGACTCTTTCTTTGTGTTGATTGACTTATAAAGTCTATCTGCCAATTCAGTAGAGATGACTTGTTTAAAGTCAATCGCATTCTTTTCTTTTGTAGCATCAATTGCTTTTTGCAAATTTTCCATTTAAATTCTCCGTTACTGTAAACCGAACACCGTGTTATCTGGAGCATACAAGCCTGCATTACGCTCCTTAGATATCTGACTGTCCATTTCCTTGATCTGCGCTTCACTCATAGCCAACACTTGAGTACGAATCCAATAATGTGAATAGTACTTACCTATGTATTTTTCAACTTGGCTCAGTTCCTCGTACATGCCCTTTCGTAACTCTTGATTTTTAAGTTCTACGAAATGACTATCCTTAAGGTAATCAAAAAACAGGCATTCTTTAATACCAGCCCAATCGTCTTGTTTAATAATTCCCTTCATCAACAACTGCTTGCGTAGCAGATCATAGAACAGTTCGCTAAACTTGTTACGCAAACGAATGACGAATTTATTAAACTTCAATTCGTCACGGCTAATTTCAGCCGCACGCCCCAATTGGAACCCCTTGTCTTGCTCTAAACGAGATACAGGCACATTTAGAGCCTTGTACAGTTTCTTTTGGAAATACACCACATCGGTCATTTCGCCAAGATTCTGTGCTCCGCTTAGAGTACTGATTTCAGTTCCCTTGGAGCCTTCACGACGAGGCAGCCAGTAGTCTTCCAACATGCTCATAAACTTCTTGTCGTCTCGGATTTCACCAGTATTAGCATCGTACACAAGTTTGTTACGATACTTACCCATGATGTCCTTGACATACTGCTCGGCTTTAGTCTTAGGTAGCGAACCAACATCTATGTAAAAGATGCGACGCTCAGGAGCACGAGATAGACGGTAGATTACTACAGCGTCTTCCATCATGCGAAGTTGATTTAGTGGCTTGATAGCCTTGTGCATGAATCCTACAGTTCTGCGATAGCGACTATCAAACAGACCTGATGAACAGAATGCAATAGCATCATCATTAATCTTGATGCCTGCTGCATTACCACCTGCACGAGGATTATCTTTGTTGTAGATATAGAAGTCACGATAACCAGTAATGATTTTCGTGCCGTCTTTGCGAGTTTCTTTTTCAAACTCACGAATCTTTTGGATGTTTAGTGGATCAACGAAACGAAGTTCAAGAATTCCCTTCTCAATCTTCTTTTCGTCGCTAATAATGTGAAAGTATATTTTACCGTCCACATACCAACGACGAAACACTTCGTAACCCTTGGTTTCAAACTGCATGACACGAAGAATGTTTTTAAATTCTTCCTGTATTTTATCTTTAATAGGCTCACCAACTTTTAAATCGCTAGTGAAGAAAATTTTTACAGGAGAACGCTTACCTTCGCATACAATGGATTCATTAACAACATCATCAATTGCTGTTTCACAAATAGGATCCATTGACATTTCACGGTATTTGGCTACCAATTCGTAATCATTACGAACTGAACCATCAAGATCCACATACTGACCGTAGAAGCCGCCTGCTTCGACTGGAATTGCACCATCGTCCGTAGTTGGAACTACGAAAGATTTTAGTGCCTTGAAGTCGCTTTGCTGCTTCTTCGACCTCTCAATTTTTAAGCCGAAGAGTTCCATATTATAAAGACTCCATTAAATTTTGAATCAGGTTGTCACGCCCTGAAGTTCATGGTACTGATACGACATCACCACACCAAACTCCGAGATGTTGGTCTTGGAATCAAAGTTCAATTCGTAACCTTGAACATCCTTTGGCCATACTCCAACCATCTTGTAAGTGCAAATTGGATTGCCTTCACGAGATAGTGGCTGTACATACCAGTCACAAAGGTAAGAATTCATATTGTTTGGGCCAACATTGCCCTGATATGAGTTGATGATGTTTGACCACGATTCAAATGCTTTACGCAACTGATATCCACCATCGTTATAGCACTTGATGTTCCAGTCAGCAAATTCACGGTCTCCACCGTACTTTAACTTTCTGCCCATGTAGTTTACTTCTACTTGCCCTAGAGTTGCAGCAGGAATTCCTGCTGAACGGCATAAGAAGGAAACCTGAGCACCTGGATTGCTTAGACCCACAGCAGCAGCAGTGTTTGTAATTGCTCCTGCTACGGCTCCACCAAAGAGAGCACCAGCAACACTGGCGGCAGCATTGATGATACCTGTTGCACTACCAGGAAATACACCTGATACTAGGTAAAGGTTATCTCTTGCACCACCATTGATTAGGTTTGCTCTAAATGCGTCTATGCTAAATTGACTGTATGCCATTTAACTGTTCTCCTGTTTCCTTTTTATTTAGGCTCCTACTTCCTCGAACGAAACGCCCGACTTGGTAGCAACAAAGTTGAGTTGGATGAAATTAATGCTGCGATTTGGCTTCACATAGATGTCGGCAACAAACTGATTGCTGTCAACAACTTGTGATGTATTGTTCTTCTCGTCACAAACAACCTTAAAATCGGTGATACCACGACGAGCCTGAACATCACGAAGGAATGGCTCAACCAACGATCTGAATTGTGAGCGAGTAAATGCATCGTTAAATTCAAACAGGCTATACTTGGCAGCAGTTGCGATTGCCTTTTCTAGAACAATGAAGAGGCGACGAACATTGATACGATCAAAAGCAGATGGACGAGTTTGTGCAGTCTTATCACCAAAAAGAACTGTTCCTTCGCCAGAGAAAGTCACTACAGGGTTTACACCGTTTGAGTAGATTGAATCTCTTTCTGTCTTGGTTGGATTGAAAGCCAACTTAATGGTGTTACGAACTTGACCACGGTTGAATCCTGCGGGTGAGTACCAAGGATCGTTTGTGATATCTGAACGAGCACACAAACCTGCAACATCGCCGTTTAGTGGGATGTAACGATACACATCGTTGAATGGATCGTACATGTACTTGTAACCGCTATCAATAAAGGCGTAGTTGTTGTTACCAACTGCTGTTCTTAGAGTCAAGCAGTTGCTTACCTTTGTGGTTGAACTTTCTGATGGATTGCTGTTTGGAGATGAAACAAAGGCTACGCAGTCTTTTCTTGCCTTTGCGATATCACAAACCTTTTGTGCATCGTTACCCGAAAGTGGGCCGCCCATTAATAGGTTTACATCAATGGTATCAGCGTCTTCAAACGCATAGTATCCGCCATTTTCATCAGCAATACTTGCTACACCCGAGAACTGTCCTGTACCACCACTCATGCGAGCAGCGTAAGCACCACCAGACTGAGTACTTGTCCATGCGGTTGGAGTTCCATAACCCGTCATACCGCTTGTAAAGTTGGCTACATCGTCTGATGATTGATTTCCTAGAGCAAGAATGTAACGAGATTCGTCGTTAATCTTTGTCTTGTAGAAAAGTGGGGTTCCATCAGGATTGATTGCACCTGGATGAATAGAAATATTTTCGTATTTTTCTAGAACCGATAGTGGGGTTCCTGTAAACTTACCTGCGTAATCAACAACAACCATGTGGAACGCATCGTTTTCTGATATTCCGAGTCTTTCCGAGTAAGCAGAAGATGATGGCTTTCCGTTAAACAAACCAGCCCACTGCCAACTTCCGAAAGTTGCACCTGCGCCTGATCCAGTTGGTGAAGAACCACAAACATCTACCCACAACGAGTTGCCTAATTCGCCAGGATAACGAGCAGCAAAAAGACCGTTTGTAGCAACTGTTCCTGTTGAAGGCGCAGCATCTACGGTTTTTACCAAAACTGGAGTTTTTGCACCCATTGTTGCATTTTTAGCAGCGGTGTCGTCAACATGACGAACAACCTTTAGATTGCTACCGTATCCAAGATAGTTATAAGCGGTAAACCACCAGTCGGCGTTACCATCTCTTGGCATTCCGAATAGGGTTCCTAGTTCTTGAACACTACTGATTGTAACGGGCAACCCCACAGGGCCCCATTCAAACAATCCTGCCATACCTGCGGCAGTTGTAGCCACAGTAGGAACGATTGTTGTTAGATCTTTTTCTGTTACATTTACGCCTGGACTTAATTGGAATGCCATCTATCGTTCTCCTTGTTAGGAAGTATAAAATTAAGGTTTCAAGGTGTATTTAGTAAAAACAGTTATTAGAATCAAAACGCAGAACTGTCACCATTTGCAAAGCCACCACCATCAAAAACCCTTTTCGGGCCCTCTCTACCAAGATCAATCCTATCCTGTTCTTCTGAGTCTAATTCTGTGCTTAAAAACCCAAATGGAAGCAATTCTTCCTCTAGTTTTTTAATTTTTTCTTCCATTAGTTTTTTGCGAATATTGGTGTTTACTAGATCACGAAAGTAAGACTGAGTTGACAGCCAACAAAACAAAACCATACACGAAACCAAGTCATCATTATAACCCTCTGAGGCTGAGTAGGATGACTTGTGAGACACGAATGTAGACATTTCGGATACTAGGTCAAAATCGTTCAAGATTACCTTGTCGCCTTCTACCATTTCCTTTAGAATTAAACATCCAGTTTTCTTTACCTGATTTGACATCTTTACGCCATATTGAACTCGTCCTACTCCGAATCCTGTTGCTCGTTGTCCCTTTTTACCCTTGATGGTTGTTGTAATCAAATTTTCATATTCTAATTCTTCGTGCATAATATCCGATACCTGTTGACCCGTATCGTTGGTTTCCACCAAAATATAAGCATTGTTATATTTTTGAGCAACTGTTGTAATCATATTTGGTAGTAGCATCACAGGCATCGTATTGTTTCTGAATTTAGCCACCACAGTATACGGCATTTTGGTTACATCCAAAACTATAAAAGCATGGTAGTCTAAACCAACCGCTCTACAGGTGTCTACAGTTATAGTGTATGTGTGTTCTTTTTCAGGCTCTTTGTATACTGTCAATCCATCTCTTGTTGTTAATTTTGGATCTTCATAAACTAAAGATGACAGTTTGCTAGGAGTTACAAGGGTATCCTCTGATCCCAAGAATTCACATTCATACTCGGCTAGCCACAGACGCTCAGATCCCAAAGCCTTCTTTGTGGTTTCTTTCCATTTTTCGTCTCTACCTGGAACCTCCCACCATTTAACTTCCACGGCTTTATAAGGATTTCTGCCTGCTAACGCATCCTTCCAAATCTTGTAATACATGTTCATACCCTTGGGGGTAGATACAATTACAATCTTAGAAGTCTTACCTGATGAAATGGTTGGATATACGGATGCAAAGAATTCGTCAGCAATATTATTAGGAACGAATGCAAATTCGTCCAACATGATGTAGTTGAACGAGTCACCACGAACAGCGGTTGCTGAAGTGGATGATGCAATAATCTTAGAGCCATTTTCAAACTTAACAGAAGTTTTGTTCCATTCCACTACACCCTGCTTCATCCACATGGGTAGGCGTTCATACGCTAGTTTGATACGATCTAGAATTTCTGTTGCAGTCTTCTGTTTGTTGGCTAAGACGGCTACCTTATAGTCGGGAGTAAACTGAGTCATGTGTAAAATATCGCCTGTTACACATGAAGTCTTTCCTGTCTGGCGAGGAAACTTACAGATGGTGAAGCGATTTTCACGAACTTCTTTAATGAATCGTTTCTGAAAGTCGTAAAGATCAAATAGGATTGGGCCTTTGTCTAGAGAACGAATGTAAAAATAATTAGTGAGAAAGTAACCCAAGTCTTCAGAGGATTTAACATACTCTTCCATCTGCTCGGGAGTATACTCAATCTTAACTCCGGGCCCTTTAAGCAGAGCGTTACCAAGATATGCAATACCTGTTTTAGGAGGCATCTATAATATCTCCTGGTGGCAATTCTTTGGTTGCTGTTTCTAAATCTTTTCGTGCGCGAAGGAACCGCGATAGTTCAGCAGTATTTCCCACAAAAATATTGTTGTTTGTCGTGGTAACACTACCTCCCGTTTTAACAGGATCATCACGCTTAATATCCTTGAGTTGTTTGTGTAGATGCATCAGTTTATTATTGGCTTCAAGGGTTGCTTGAATTAATTGAGCAGCCACTTCATATGCTCTAGAACTTTGTGTTTCTTGAGCAACTTGAAGAACACCTTGAATGGCATCTTCCGACTGAATAATAACTCGCTTTAGATTATCACGAACTTCACGATAATCGCGGTCAGCATCGGCATTTCCTGTTAGAGAGGAAGATATTTTAACAGGTTCCGATACAACGATCTTGTCACCTTTGTCTGGTATCTTTTCTCCAAAAATAGCAGCATTCAAATTCATATCAACTTTTGATTCACCATTCATATAAACTCCTATCAGTTATTTGGAGGAAATTCAGTAATAGACTCCTGTGCAGTTGGCCCATATGGAACATAATCTCCAGCGGTAACACCTTCGTTTGCATACACTCTGATAGTTGCAGCAGTAGCACCGGTTGTTTCATCTCCCACGATAATATTGATTCCACCAGTGCTTGTTCCTCCACTTGCTCCTCCTGGATTAATAGAAACTCCGCCAGTATCTGTAATAACTCCAAGTTCTTTGATTGGGCCATACAGATAAAATTTGGAAGTAAATGAGAGATTAGCATAAGTTAATTTTCTAAGATCGTAGCCACCATAAGATCCATCATCTCCCTCACCTAAAACACAATTCTTGAAAACTATTGGTACATTTACATTAGTATCAAGTTCATTCATTCTAAGAGAAACTGTATACTCTGGTTGAAAGTACGGCAATATTTGCTCTATTATTTGTAAGGCATCTTCTGTGTTCTTGGTCATAATGCCAAGATTTATATCCATGTTATATGGAACTCGTTCGTAACGAGTTTTTAGAGTTGAAGTGTTTGCAGCATTAAAAAATACTGTTCTATTCATCGTGTTTAGTTTACGAGTTGAATCGTAATTCAAATTAGATAATTCAAAAGACAAACGAGGCAAGTAATTTTCTATTCTTACTTTTGTAGCATCAAAATCAGTTCCAATTCGTGCTAATCTACGAATGAATTTTTGTTGTGGGCCATAAGATATAGGAACCTTTATGCGTTCAACTTCGCTGCCCGCATCATCATAACGAGAAATATAAATGTCGTTGAACAACGCGCCAAACGCCACAACAATTTTTCTTATTGTTTGATGATAAAAGTGTTCAAACATTTATTAAGGTTCTCCGAATGGATGTTTTTCGGTGAAGTTGAAGTATTGATTTGCTTCGTCTTGTATTTGTTTGTTGCTATCATCAACAAAATCACCAAATTTATCCTGTATTCCTGTTACAATACGATATGAAGGAATACTATTATTATTTGTAATTTTGTATTGCTTGTTTACACTCGTCTCTGACCACTTACCGACGATATCAGAAAGAACAATAGTGTTTGGATTATTTGGGTTGAAGGATACCACAGTTGCTTTTGCGGTTGCGCTTTCCACAGAACCCGTAATTGCTCCATTTCCGAATTGGTATACTGTATCGCCTTTTGTAAAATTTCCTGTTCCACCGGTTGCTCCTAAAGAGAGGGTAATATTATAACCGTTGATGTCCTCTACCACATCTATTTCTGGGACTCCGGTATTCATCTTCTCCTCGCTGTATTGGAACAATTCGCATGTTAATTGGAAAGACAACAGTTTGCCTAATTGATAAAATGGATTTTCATGTTCTACAAACTTGATTTCAAACAATCCTTTATTCAAAGGCAAATACAGTAAATCACCTTCCATCGGTCTTTCCATTCCAGTTTCACGCTTGAAACGCTTTCGTGAAACTGTAAATTTCACACTGTCCCTAATTTCAAACCCAAATTTGGTGAAAGTATCCCCGCCTTCAAAGGCAGTTGTAGTATCCATATACATTTCAATCATTTTGAAAGATGAGAATCTAGAGTAGGGTGCTTCTCCAAAAAAATCATCCCTATGAATCATTTTTCGGGGAAGATAATATATCTCCATCCCGTGAATTTTAATAGCCTCAACCGTCAAATCTTCTATCAGATTTTGCTCGGGTAAGTTCTTAAATTTATTGAAGTATGGATTTAAAGCCACAGATTAACCCATCATAAAGTCGGTTGGCAACTCGTACTTCGCTACTATTTCTTTTTCAATTTCATCTACTTCGGTTTTTGCTTCTGATACAATTTTATCACCGTTAAAAGTGATATCGCCTGGAAGTTTAATGCCACTATACTTACTTAAATTGATACCCCATTGCTTTTTAATAAGAGCAGTAAGATACTTTTTCAACATGCGATCCTCGTATACTTCCGTGTAGATTCGTGGATCAAGAATACGATACGCTTCAACAATAAAGTATTGACCAGGACTTACAAACTTCCAATCCATGTTTACATACAGTTTGTTGGTTACACGGCTAAAGTTCACCATTTTCTCTGGCGACAGATACTGACGCAAAAGAGATAGGTACTGTTGTGTTAGATCGTATTGAACTAAGTCAATAGTTCCAAAGGTATACAAATCATTCAAAGCATACTGATAACGAACATCAAACATACCTACAGACTGTGCTGTGATATGCCATATCTTTGTTACACTTGTGATAAGGTCTTCTAGAAGAATATCAGCAGCGGTTGGATCTTCATTGTTTGTGAAGTCTCTATCTGCTAATTGAAATCCTGGATTGTCGGCTTTAATTGAAATATAACGATTGGCAATATCTTGAGGTTGAATTTGATATTTTAAATATACTTGTTCAACACCATCAAAATGATACTCGGAAAAGAAACGAATAGCATCATCAACGCGATCTTGAATTTGATCGTCGTCAACATTAACTTCAATTACTGGCGAACCTAAGGCTCGCAAGCAATAATCAACTAATTTCTGTCTCGTTCTGACTGAGGGCATTTGTGTTCTCCGAAGGATATTTATCCCTTATTTGTTTTCTTAATTTTTGAAGTTCACTAACACCAGAATCGGTTTTTGTCTTTTTCTCTATGAGATTTTCCCACATAGCCACAACCAGTTCTTCTATAGAAGGATATTCTAGTTTTCTTTTATCCGAATAACTTAAAATTTTCTTTTGAGTTAGTGCTGTTTTTATATCCTCAGAGATTTCTGCTTCTTCAGAATTAATGGATGTTTCTATAGAAAATGATAGTTTATTTAAATCATTTATTCGTTTACAGTATCTTTCACCATCTTGCCAAACACCAAATATTTTATACTGAGTCTCTTTAGTTTTAACCATTCTGTATGGTGCAGAACCATCATTTTCGTATTTTAAATATAGTGTGCCAATTGGTTCCGAGTAATTTGGTTCTAGCATCATAAAAGCAGATGCTCGGATTAATCTTCCGTCAATCAAAAAATCACCAGAATGTAGTCGTTCAAATTTCATTATAATGCTTGTGATATTGGTAGAGTTGCATCTGATGTAGACTCATTTCCTGGAAGATTACCAGAAATGTAAGATTTTTTTCCTTTTCCAAGGTTCATTACATAAGATCCTATACTTGATGATGATGGTACAGAAAGACCAACTTTCCCATTACCAACTTTAATATACAAGTCTCCTGATGAATTTGAACTTACATTCAAGAATGATTGTACAGAACTGTTTCCTGATGCCCCACCCGAACCTCCAATAGCAATTGAAGAAAGTCCTATTCCACCAGTTAATCCTATAGAACGAACATCTCCCTCAACAACCAATTTAGAAGTTCCTGCATAGTAGAAGCCCGCTTGATATCCACTTGATAACAGTTGAGCATAACTATCACGAATTAATATCTCTCCAGTATTTACAAATCCTATAGTTGCATTGTTAGAAATGTTTGTAAATTTATTGCTGGTTGGATTTGCTTCAATTTCTACAGTTCCAAAAGACTTGGCAACAATAGCAAAATTATTAGAACTCATAATAGGTGCTTCAAGAATTACAGAACCATTTC